GCCTTTATATAGTAATATGTAGCTGTATAGTGGCTCTTTTGTAAGTGGAAGGAGCAAAAAATAATGGGAAAGGATTTAAAAGGAAAAGAACTAGGAATTGGGATAACTCAAAGAAAAAACGGGACATATCAAGGAAGATATAAAGATAGGTTTGGCAATTCAAAGACAATATATTCAAAAAAGTTATCTGAATTGAGAAAAGATCTTGCTATTAAAATTGCAGAAAATGAAACATTTGTAAGTGTAAGAGAAACCATAAAATTGGATAATTGGTTTAATCAATGGATAAAGATATATAAAGAAAAAAGTGTACGCCCTAATACTCTTAGAGAATACACTCACATATACAATAAGAATATATCACCTTTTATAGGAAATCGCAACATAAATTCTTTGGTTAAATCAGATATTCAAAGAATAATAACATTGGCTCATACAAATGGATATGGGTATGAAAGGCAAAATAAAATCAAAGTCATATTATCAGATCTAATGGCTAGAGCACTTGAAGATAATCTGATTTCAAAAAACCCGGTTTTAGGAGCAAAAGTTATAGATAAGAAGGAATCTAAAGCCAAATCTCTTACTCTTGAAGAACAGAACATTTTCTTTGAATATTGCAAAAATACATTTTATGATAATATGTTTAATGTTGCAGTAAATACCGGAATGAGACCAGGAGAACTTTTTGCGTTGACAGAATCAGATATCGATTTTGAAAATGGGTTCATCGATGTAAACAAAACGTTAGTGTACCAAAAGTATCTTACAGATACCAGAAAGACTTTTCACCTAGAAGAACCAAAAACAAAGCAGAGTTATAGGAAAATTCCGATAAACAGCGTTTGTAAAATATATCTTGAAAGACAGATTCAACAAAAAGCGATAGTATCAAGCAAGAGACCAAAAGAACAGAATGATTTTTTGTTCACTACAAAGTACAATACTCCGATAAATTCAGTGATATATGCAGATGCTATACATGCAGTTATAAGAGAAATAAATTTGTTGCGACCGAACAATGATTTGTTCAAAAATTTTAGTGGACATACATTTAGGCATACGTTTGCCACTCGATGTTTTGAACACGAAATCGATCCTAAAGTTGTTCAATCATATTTAGGTCATGCAAGTGTTAAAATGACTCTTGATTTATATACTCATGTTACGAAAGAAAAATCTTTTAATGATATTGAAAAACTTGTAGATAATACGCCAAATAATATCGTGGATTTTAAACAAA